AACCCTCAATAAACCAATTATGAAGCATTCTCCAATTGTCTCTATCCTCCAGCGCACCTTGTCTTAAGCTGGAGTAGTTAACACCTTCAAGGTTGGAATCTAAAGAGTTGTATGAAACTTGTAAACCGCCTGCTATATCTCTCTTGATATCTTTTGAAAAAGGCCCATGTTCTGTATTGGGGTGATTAGGTGTTATAGGAGTAACTGTTGTTCCATTTGGAATGTACTGCACGACACCTGGAGCCATATCTATTGTTGGTAGAGTTTGCTTCTCATCACTTTCTTGTCCAGTTACCTCGTCTTCTCCTGTTGGTGTAGTTATTACCATCATCTGACAAGCTGCCATTCTTGCAGCTACAAGTTCTGCTTCTGTAAAACCAGCTAATTGCTTCATGTGAAATATAACTGAAGCAACCCAAGGAATACCTCTACCTTGCGTTGGTCTTTCTTTGTAATAGATATGAAACATTTGCTCTGCTGGAACACGAATCAGCTTTTGTGTTGCTGATGTTGATCCGGGGTGCTTAGAATAACAATAATAAGCTACTGGTCTGCCATTAGAATCATATTCTATGCCTAATGATATCGTATTCCCATTTGGAAGTTCCATATTGTAGGTGGTGGGTATATAATCAGCTTCCAGTAGCTGTAAACCATATTGGTATTTGTTCTGAAACCCTTTATATGAAGTAATAAATATCTCACCATCTCTCGCTACTGATCGTATCACAAGACGCTGTACGTCTATCCAACTGGATTGTCCGTCTATAGTACAGTTTCCTCTCTTGCACCACATCCACCAGAGGTTCTCAATAGCGGTATTAACCAATGTATCTAAAGTACCATCTGGGTCTTGAGCCATGTTTTTGAGGGAAACACCGTCTTTGCCAATCATGTTAATTTCAACAAGACGGAGGAATTTTCTAATTAAGGGATTATTTCTTTCTAATTCTCTCGAACCTGCTCTGAGTCTATCTAATGAATAGATTAGCTCTCTATCGCTTGTATTATTACTTAACACCCAATCCATCATAAGTCTGTTACTTGCCGCTGCAGTATAACTACGTTTCTTATGTGTAGGAGGAAGTACAGCATCAGGAATGATGATGTTGCCCCGAGGAACAAGTGCTCTGGAGTTTATCTGCTGTTCTATACTATCAAATATTGACATCTATAGTTCCTTAGTAATTTCTGAAGCATACATACTTCATGTTTTGAGGGTATTCACCTCTCTTCCGCTTCTCTCTTCGTAGCTCTTCATTTACTCTGGCTTTGAAGCTATCTCGTAGTTTCAAAACCTCAGTGAGATTCTTCTTGGTAATAGACCGACCAGCAATTGAGTACTGTTGATCAGGATTAGCTAACATCCTTGGAATCAATGTTTCAAGGAGGTCTAACATTCTTTTGTTGTAACTTCTCCTGTCTACTGCTGCACTATACACATCAAAGATAGTAACTTCACCTTTCTCTACTGTGTGAATCTCTCCCTCTTTTGACACTTTAGCAAGGTATGTATAATCTCCTGCGTTCCACGATCCTGTTGATGTTGCAGTTACTACAAAACTAAATAACTCACCGTCAGCAGTAGAAGAGAAGGTTATATAGTCTGTTCCATTTACTAATGTGTATGTACATAACCAGCCATCATCGGCGTGGTAGTCAGCATAACCTATAGTAAATTCAAGTGTATCCCCTGCTTGTATTTCTAAAGGAATATAACTCTCTGTTGCCATTTACTTCCATCCATAAGCCCAAGATGTTTGAGGCATAATTGGTGCTTTTATATTATTAGGTATATTCGTAGGTATCTTCACACTACGCACATGGGCTTTAGATTTAGGTTGAGGTTGAGATTGGACTGTCTGTGGTTCAACAGTAGAAGCTATTACGGGCTCTTCTACATTAACTTCTTGAGGTTGCTCTACTTTAGTTTCTTTGTGCTCAAATGCTTTTCTTTTCTCAGGTATGTTTACAGACATCTTATCAAGGTTAAAGGGTCTGAGATTAAGAGCAGCAGTAGCATATATACGACAGTCAAGGGCTTCATTTCGTTTCCCTCTGGTATTTTTCCACCTACGCATTAGTTTGCCGTTGGTGAAGTAAGTAACTTGCTTCTCTGCAGTTAACTGTTCAAAATATTCTTCTTCATAGTCAGGAAAGTGGCAGTATCCGGGACCGTGTTCCTCTACCTGCAAACGGTTGAAAAGGGAGGTCTTTAATGAATCAACTCCGATAGAATATACTTTAACCCCACCTTCATGTACTGCGGCTCTATGATTAACAATAGGTGCTCCTTCATTATTAGCACCTGTTATTGCATAAATGTGTCTTCCTTCTTTCCTCTTAACAAAACTATGAACCACCTTACTCTGATATCTTGCATCTACACAAGTGCATGAGATAGAAAGACCATATCCATTTTCATAAAAAAACTGCTGATTAAGATAATCATCAAATTCTTTCCAAATATCAGGCAAAACAGTTAAGCCATGAAATATCTTATAATCAATAGACCAAGATTCTTCACCTTTGCTCCATCCTACTACTTCACACTCAATACGATCTGGGTGAACGTCAGCACCACAAGTAAGGAGAACTACTTGATCTGGCAGGTCTTTATACTTTTCTACTCTTTGTAATAGAGTATGTTTATCTATCTTAATGCCTTGCTCGGCCCAAACTTCTCCTTTCGTTGTATTGGTCCAAGTCTTGAGTGCTTCAGGATTATTTTTTGCAGCTAAAAAACATTTAACAACGCTCTCTAAAGGAGATAAGAAAGAATAAAGCTCGTTGATAAAGAAACTTGCTACACCATTAAACTTCTGTGTTGCTCGCCATTCGCCTAACTTAACTGCTCTATGTCTTGTTGCATCATCCCAAAGTTCTCCACAATGAGCACATTTATACTTTGCTGTATGTGGTAAATGTAATTTCCCATTCTCGTCTTTCTCCCAAACAATTCCACCTTTTGAGTCAGGGGCATTTTCTGTATTAGGGTCTATGCCAAATTGAAGAATTTGGAATTCACCGCAATACACACATGGTACCCAGAAATATCTCTGATCTCCCTCATTAAAAGCCCTATCAATCTTACTCGATCCTTCTTCTGTAGGTGTTGAGAATAACCCAATCTTCCTATTCCAGAATCTCTTGGTTCTTGCCTCTGCTAAAGCAATAACATCACCATGAGAAGTAGGTAGATACTGATCTATTTCATCCATCAGTACTATACGAATTGGTCTTGAAGATAATCCAGCAGGGCTGTTTGCTCCTACAATTGAAATGTTTCCACCGGGAAAAGTCTTGTGAAGAATTGTATTCCCTGAGTCTTTCTGATTTGAATCTCTAACCAAATCTCTTAAACATGATGTATCTCTGAGCATTGGTGCAAGTCTGTCTCTGCTCCAACCTTTTGCATCGCGTTCAGCAGAAGGCATAACAACGAGAATCGAACCTGGGTCTTGAGATATATAGTAACCAACTACATTGTTGAGTATTTCTGTTTTTCCAACCTGAGAAGAAGATTTAACAACTACCTTGTAGATTCTCGGATCGTTGAAAGCATCCATGATACCACGAAGATATTCAGCCCTTGATGTGTACCATTGGCCAGGTTCACTACATGTTTCTGGACTAAGTTGCCTGTAACTGTCTGCCCAAGCTGATACTGTCAGTGCTGGAGGAGGAGTGAAGATAGGAATAACACTATCTATGAGATAACTAATTTGACTTATACTGCTCTGGATCACTCAGTTCTACTAATACTTCTCGAATTGCTTCTTCTAAGAAAGCTTTTGCTGTATTGTTGTCTTGAAGTAATACTACTTCTGGTGCGAGTTTGGTGGGTAGAAATAATAACTTCTGTTTTACTTTCTGTATGATTTCACCCCAAGATTTCTGAACATCTACTACAGGAACTAATTCTCCCCTTTTTGCTTCAAGCTCTAACTCTTTGAGAGTTGCTTCAGCAGTGAGCTTGCGAAGCTTCTCATCTTCTAAATCACCTGATTCAACTGAACCGGCTTTGATATAAGCAACATAGTTCTTTACACATTCACCAAGATCATATTTCCCTTTAGATATCTTCTGAAGAGTACCTTGACTTACCAGCTGAGAGATACGTGTCTCGGTTAAACCCAAGATTAAACATATCTCTGTACGTGTAGCGATGATTTTATCTTCAATAACTTGCATGTGCTCTTTTTCTCAAATTAACTGGTCTGGGATATATCAGTTCGTTCAAAAAAACCTAACTCCCCTTAGCCCGATATCATGAAACCTTTTAAAAATCATTTGGCGATCTCGTTGGAGCGCTCTTTGCTCTCTCCGTTTTGCTCCTATATCTCCTCTTGCCATCTATTTACTCTACTTTACTTCTA